ACAACAGGAAATGGAACTCTTACTTCTCCCGCTATTCAAGCATTGGTAGGTAATAACGGAGCAACGACAGCAATGACGATACTTAATAATGGGAATGTGGGGGTGGGGACTACAGGACCTCTAGAAAAATTGCATGTAAGTGGTGGAAATATTATTTTTGATAATGGATATAATTTGCGTAGTAGGACATACGCTGGGTCTGTAAGTAATGTTTTTGGAACGACTGCTTCTAACCAGTTATTGTTTGGTAGTGGAAACTGGGATTCTATTAGTTTTGATGTTGGAGGAGCAGCTGGTCGTATGTATATAAACTCTTCGGGTAATGTCGGCATCGGGACGACGGCACCTACCGCAGTATTACATTTGAAGGCTGGGACGGCTACAGCCAACACCGCACCACTAAAACTAACAAGCGGAACGTTACTTACTACACCAGAGACAGGAGCAATAGAATTTTTGACAGATGCCTATTATGGAACTATTACAACAGGTACAGCAAGAAAACAATTTGTGTTTACAGATGGTAGTATTACTGGTAACGCAGGAACAGTAACAAATGGAATTTACACTACTTCAGATGCTACAGCCTTAGCGGCAACTTCCGCAGGGAACAAAGATAAATATCTTCACTCAAATGCTTCAACTGGAGTATTGGAATGGTCTGCTCCTTCATTTACCTTAGCAGATAACACAGTAAGTGCAGGAAAATTGATGGGTGCTTCTTCTACAAAACTTGCTGATGGTTCAGCAGGAAATCTTTTAAAGTCTCTTGGTGATGGAACATTTGGATGGGATACTTCAACATATCTAACCTCCGCTTCAACCTTAGATGCTTCTAAATTATCAGGTGCAATCCCTTCTGCTGTAACCGCCACAACTCAAAGTGCGGGAGATAACTCTACAAAGTTAGCTACGACTGCGTATACCGATGCAAAAGTAGAAGACAGTATTACAGACGGAGTAACAACAAAAGCACCAAGTGAGAATGCAGTATTTGATGCGTTGGCGTTGAAAGATACTAAAACAGACTTAACTAAATACTCAAATTTGTATAGTCCTGAAGGATTTTTAATCAATGGCAAAATAGTACCAAGTGTTGCTTCAAATAACTTAACTATCGCTATAAAAGGAATGGACGGAAATGACCCAAGTGCTTCAAATCCAGTATATGTCAGAATTGATAATACAATAAGAAGTATAACAAGTGCTTTATCAATAACTACAAATGCAGGAACAAATTGGATGAATGCTGGAAGTGCTGAATTAGCAACAAAAGAAATAGATTATTTCGTATATCTTGGTTATAACGCAACTGATGGAGTAGTAATAGGATTCTCTCGTATTCCTTTTGCTACAATATATTCTGATTTTTCAACTACTAATACAAATGAAAAATTCTGTGCTATATCTACAATTACAAATGTAAGTTCTAGTGACCACTATAATGTCATAGGACGTTTTGCCTCTACTCTTTCAGCAGGTGCAGGATATACTTGGACTGTTCCAACCTTTACAGGAGCTAATTTAATTCAAAGACCTATATTTGAGACACGCTGGTTACAGTGGCAACCAGTATATAGTGGTAATGGTGCTATGACATTTACGTCTGTTACTACAAATACAGCTCGTTATTTATTTTCTAATATAAATATATATTTATCTATAAATGCACAAGGAACAGTAGGTGGAACACCAGACCAACAATTATTAGCAACAATGCCGATAGAACCATCTTCTGATTTTACTGGTGCTAATAAAATGGCTTGTGCAATTTTAAATAATTCAATTGGTTCATTAGGAATATTAACAATTATAACTGGATATTTAAGATTTCAACGTAATCCTCCAACAGATAATTGGTCTGCTACTGGATATGCACAAATCTCTGGACAAATATTTTTATCTAATAAATTATAATTATTTATTATATGCTCCCCCTCTACCTCACAACATATTTAATCCTAAGTTTAATTATTTCAATAAAAGTCGGAAGATTTATATATAACACACAAAAATAAAATGGAAACAATCACAACAAACAAAATAGATGAGAACACAATACAAGTCGTAAAGACAACAACAGAGGAAACTAAACAAACGTATTCCTTAGATTATTTATTGGCTCAAAAAGAAGCAATACAGAAATCTAAAGATGATTTTGACACTTTAAGAGATAAAGAAATTGCCGATATAGATGCTTTAATTGCAGAATGCGATAAATTAGATATTAAGATTAAAGAAGTTGAACAAATTATCGAAGTAAAAACAGAGAATTAAATGAAAGATGATAAAATTAACAATTTAAGAGAAGAACTTATGAATGAAATAAAAACCATAAGCAAAGATGTCAGTGAAATTAAAATTGACATAGCAAAATTGCCAGAATTATTAGCAGAAAAGTTTGATGGCAAATATGCCTCAAAAAAAATAGAAGAAGATGTCGGACTTCTTACTAAAACCGTTGGGGATTTGAATGTTTGGAAAGTAAAAGTAGTATCAATATTATCTGCGATATTATTTATCCTTACATTCCTAAAAGACCCGTTATTAAAAGCATTAAATATAGAATAATGAAAAACACAATTTTTACAGCAATAGCAATTATATTATTAACTTTATTGCTTACAGGAACATATCTATTGAATAAAATCAGTAATGATGTTCAGGCAATAAATAACACAATTATATCTTGGGATGTAACCATTCAATAGTTTATGAAAATAAAAACAAATTCAGGCAAAACAATAAATATATCTAAAAGAACTTTTATCGTGCCAAAACCCAATAATCCAAAATTTAAATTAAAAGAAGAGCAAAAAGGATATATCGTTAGAAAATCAAATAAATTAGTATAAATATATGAAAATAAATCCAACAACAACAGAAGATTCACTTTATAAAGATACACTCTATTGGACTGGTGCTAATACAGCAACCTTTACCATAGAGGACTTTATCCGTTCGGCTAATTTTGCCCAAGATATAGTCGTTTCAAAGATATTTAAGTCAAATGCACGTTGGAAATTTGACGACAGTAATAACTCTGATAGACCTATTGGCGTGGCAAATCTTGTAGCTAACCAAGATAACTATACAATAGATGTTACTCATTTAAAAATAAACAGAGTTAGAATTAAAACCGATACTGGCGAATGGAAAACATTAACCCCTATTGATAGACGAGATGCTGATGATGACCTATTAAATTCAACAGGCACACCAGAATACTACGATAAAGACGGAATGTCATTAACTTTTTATCCAATGGCTGATTATTCTTATACTGGCGGTGTAGAGTTAGAATTTCAAAGAGGTGCAGTATCTTTTACTATTACCGATACAGACACAGAGCCTGGCTTTGCTTCTCAATTTCATAGACTTGTATCACTATACCCAGCGATTGATTGGCTAACTTCAAATTCCACAGCTAAAAATCCTTTAACTCATAGAATAAATATCGTAAATACAAAGATTAAAGAAATGGAATCTGATCTAGAAGAATACTTTAGAAACCGAGACAAAGACGAAGCTCCAACAATGCGACCAAAAAGAATTATTAGAAATAATGGATTATCACTATAATGAATAAACCACTTTTTCCAGATCAAATAAAGGGAATGGCGGATAGTAAATTTTCCGCTTACCAAGGCGAATGTGAAAAAATCGTCGGCGTGGATTTTAGGAATTTCCCTGGCGTTATAACTTCCCACCAAAAACTAACAAAAATATCAGGTACAACTGTTAGTGAACTATGCAAAAATGTCATAGAACTTTCCGATGGAAAAAAGATATGGTTTTCTTCTGAATCTGGTAAAATTTGGCAACAATCTAGCGATACTTTTACTTTATTACATACAATAATCCCAGCAACCGACTACAAGGAGCCTAATTCAGTCGTAAATGGCGTCTGGAACGACGAAAACAAGGAAACTGGCATAACTATGTCTATTGCTGAAAATGACGCTGGATATGGCAATTTTAGTAACTCTGTAGTAACTGTAGTGGATACTGTTAGAGGTCTTGAAAATTCTTTAATCAATCTTGATGGAACTTATTTTAAACTGGCTTACGAAGGAACTGATAATGATGGATTTATTAAAACATTTTACAAATTAAGTACTGGAATTTATTCCGAGGCTGATTCATTAGAGCATGATACCTCAAATGGAAGATACAATTCACTTTGTAAAATAGATGGCACTCATACAATTTTGGCTTATAATGGTGGTGCTTCACAAAATGGAATAATTAAAACATTTAGCGGTAGTTCAACCTCGACACAAATTAGTAGTTTAACTCACGATAATGTAACCACTGGATATGGATATAACTCACTTATTCAAATTGATGCTACACACTACGCACTTGCATACGCAGGTGGAGCTTCAAGATATGGCTATATTAAAATCTTTACAGTTGATGGAGCTTATGCAGTAACCGAAACAAGTTATTTAATTCATGATAGTACAGGAAATACTTATGGACACAAATTAGTTTTAATTGATTCAACTCATTTAATACTTTCATACTCTAATAGTTCATCACAGCAAATCATTAAAACATTTTCAATAAATGGTGCTTATGCTATTACTGAATTACATTCATTAACTCAAACAATAACAGGAAATACTAAAAATGATTTAATTAAATTAGATTCAACTCATTATGTTTGGTCTGGGATGCTTAGTGTTAGAGGTTACATAAAAGTATTTACAATAGATGGGTCATATAATATAACTCAAACCTCTGAATTAGATATAAAATCAGTAAATTATTATCCATCCTTGTTATTAAATGATGAAACTCATATTGTCTTAGCTTCGGGAAAAGAAACTACTGGATTTACTAAAAGCTTTGAAATAGATAGTGCTTATAAATTGAGAGAACTTAATTCTTATGATTTTAATTCCTTGCAAACTTCAGATATCTCAATAGTAAGAGGTTCTCTTGATATTCTAGTGGCTTATAGCGATAGTAATAATTTAAATTATCTTTCTTCAATAACAATGAATGAAACCTACGCTAATGGAATTATCTTAAAACCATCAGGCACGGAAGACATTACACTAATAGCTAGTAAGGTTGTTTCTCAAACTGCTATTGCTACTCAATATTTAAATGAAACAATTAAAATCCCAGAGGGATATAGTAATTTAGATATTGTCGTAATTACAGGTAGAGGTGGTTCTGAAACTTATCCATCAACTGGAGTAACCGTAGAAGGTAATGCTATGACACAAATAGTCAATAGAACTACTACTTATGGTTTTAAATGTAGTTCGGCTTATTATAATCGTGTAAACCCAGCAACCGGTGATAACGATATTGTGATTGATTTTGGTTCAGCCTCTTCTTATGTTTATGGAATTATCCTTGTATTTGCGAATGTTCACCAAACAACACCATATTCAGCTACTTATGATTATGGATGGCAGGATTATCTTGAATTACTAGGTGCAACGAACGGAGAATTACGAATTGGTGCATTTTTAAGTAAAATAAATACTCACTATTTTGGAGATATACAAGATACTGTTTTGCAAAATGATATCGCCGAAGATACTAAAAACTATACAATTTCAGTATCAACACGAAAGTTTAGTATCGGAACAGCTAAAATTCTTGGGACTTCTCTCTTCTCATATCAGCAATCAGAAGTTATTGGAGATGAAGATACAAGTTATGAGCCAGAAGAACAAAAAGAAAAAATCTATTATGCCAATGAAGATGTATTATTTGCCGTGCCAGTAGATAAAATAAGTGCTTGGGCAACTAATATTGAAACTGTTGGTGTGTTTAGAAATGGAGATGATACTTACCATCCAATGGTAAAACAAAATCTTGAATTATATATCGGTGATAAGACAGTTATTTCTAAGGTAAATAATGAGGGTCTATTTTCACAAGAAACAGCCCTTAATGTCAGAACACCAGAAAGAATACAAGTATTGTCGCCTTATGACACGGATATTTTAATCGGCACACAAATAATAAACAGAGCTAGAGTTTTAAGATGGGATACTTTCTCGGACTCTTGGATTTCTGATGATGATGTAATTGAAACAGGAATAAACGCCTTTATTTTAGATGATGATTTTACTTATGTTTCGGCTGGAGATTATGGACATATCTACTTTTATAATGGAGAGAAACTTAATATCACTAAGAAAATACCTGGCACTTGGAGTTCTACTAAAAAAGCTAAAATAAACCCTAATGCTGTTGGATACTTAAAAGGTGTGCCTGTATTTGGTTTATCAAATAGCACAGGAAATCCAACCTTACAAGGAATATATGGTTTTGGAGGTTATGACTCAAAATATCCTAAGTCCTTATCGCTTGATTATCCTTTACCAACTGGCGAGTTTACAGGAATAGAAATCGGATGTCTAAATATCAATGGGGCGGATATGCAAGTTTCATATAAAACAGCCACAGATGTTGGTATTGCTAAAATAGACCAAAGCAACAAATATACCCCTGCATATTTGGAAACAGTAATGCTAACTTCCTTACAAGAAAGAAGCCACGAAACAACGGAAGATGGATTGTGTGTAGACTATATTACTTTACAAACAGGCACAAGTATTTCTGTGGGGATTAAAACTAAATATGATTCTACTTACACTCCAGCCGATTTGGTAATTGATACAGATAGAATGAGTATCAAAACAAAAAGTAAAATTCCTAAAATAGTCAATTTACAAGCAAAAATAAGTTTAGTTTCTAGTGGTAATAACGCACCAGAAATTGAAAATATTGGAATATTATGATAAGAAAAGAAACACAAAATGATACAGAAGATTTAACTCATCGAAGAAAAGGAGGTGCTTTCGATGATTTTGCTCGTATAATGAGAAAAGTAAATAAACTTGTATTTAATACTGGAACTACTTTAAATGATAGGCCTGGTGTTCGTGAAGCAGGAGGAAAAACTACTGCAAATGTAAATTCTGAAAGTGTTTTTGAAATATTCCAAAAAGAACCTAAAAAAAATAGTTTTAATTTTATAACTATTGGTAAAAAAGGTACTGGAGAAAATTTTAATACAAATTATATTGATATATCTGTAAATTCAAGGTCAGATGAAACAAGTCCAGCTAATGGAAATGTGGCATTTAGGTTGACTAGAGATGGAAATAAAGATACTTATAAATATTCTAAAATTGCCTTATATGAAGCAGGAAATTATACAGGATTAGCAGGAAATGGTGTAAGAGCTGAAATAACTGGAGAGGGGGCAGGTGGTGGTGTTCAACTTGGGTATGTAGATGAAAATGGTGCATTCTTATCTTATTTTGTTTTAGATGCAGATGGATTACAAATATATCCTTTAATTGGTTATGACCAACTAGACCCAGAAGTAAAACCATCTCATCAAATAAAATATGCAGGTAAAATTACATGGAGTAGTGGAACAGCAACAAATACAGTAACAGTTACTGGCGTACTTTCAACTGATATTGTTATGGCAACAATACAATCAGCTCCTACAGAATCTGCTTATTTAGTATCAGCTAGACCATCTACAAATATAATAACTTTTAAATTATCTGCCAGTAATACCTCAAATGATGCAATTATTTCTTATCAAGTAATAAGAGCTGTGACTTAAAATTAGCAATTTATAAAAATAATGTTATAATAAAAATATATGGCACAAACTTACAAAATAAAATACGGAGATACATTAAGTGGAATAGCAAAACAATATGGTACGACTGTTCAAGCATTGCAGACTGCCAATAATATTACTAATCCTAACTTAATTGTTTCTGGTAAAAGTTTAAATATTCCTACTGTTGAAGTAACTCCAACAGTAACCCCTACGGTTACTACTACTAAAATTGAAACTCCAACTCCTATTACTGACATAAAACCAACACCAACTATAAAATTACCAACGTCAGAAGCTGAAAATATTTATGATAATGCAAATACATCTTTATCCGTGAATGCTACTAATATCCGTAAAAATATTGAAGATACTTATAAAACACAGCAAAAAAATACACAAGAACAAATAGACAAACTGCAAAAACAGCAAGATAAAATTACCTCAAATCTTAATCCTGAAAATAGAAATACTTACGATCAAGAACAACGAATACTCCAAACCCAATTACGAACAGCAGAGGGAGCAAGTGGAACTGTGGAAGCTGACTTTATGAAAAGAAGAAAAATAACCAGCGAACTAGAAAATTTACTCACTCAAAGTAATACTCTTTTAGGCAAAGAAAAAAACTTACCACTTAGACAAAATGTATTAAACGAAAGAACTAAAAATACACTAAGTGATATTTCTGCTCGTGCAGGTGTTCTTGAATCTGTAGTCTCTGCTCTTGATGGTAATATAACCCAAGCTCACAACATAATAAACCAAGCCAAAGATACCGTTTCGGCAGACTGGAATGATAAAACAAATTATTACAATACTTTACTTGAATTAAACAATAGTAAAATCCTTAATTTAGACCAAGAAAGCAAAGATATTGCCGAAAAACAAGTAAAACTAATTGAAACTGACCTTGCTAACGTAGAAAAAACAACTGAATATCTAAAAGGACTAATGACAGACCCTGAATCTGCTCAATTCATAGCTGATGCAGGAGTAAAATTGACGGATAGTATTGAGGAAATAAATAGTAAGATGGCGGAACAGAAAAAAAGAGAAGAGACTAAGCAAGCTATTGAAGAGATTAAAACTCTTGCAATAAAAAATGGAGCAACTTCTGATGTTTTGGTCAGATTAAATAATGCAAAGACCGTAAATGAGGCAACAAAAATAGCTGGTAAATACACAACCGATTATCTAGATACTGAATTAAAAAGATTGCAAATAGAAAAAGCAAAACAAGATTTATATGATGTAAATATTGAAACACCAACAATTAAAACAATAAATGGTATAGATATGCAATGGGATTCTACGACCGGTAAATGGGTTACTCCCACATCTAATGAAAGTGTAGATAGTACTAAAATACAAAATTCATTAGATAATTTGACCTTTCTTGAAAATACGGCTAAAAAGGCAACAGAATTAGCAAGTGCATCTGGTGTTTCTGGTATCAGCAAATTTACAGGAGATTTATTAATTGGGGATACTAAATATAGACAATTAGAATCACTTACAAATACATTAAAAACAAATGTATTATCATTGATGACAGACCCAAGTATCAAAAAATTCTTTGGCCCTCAAATGTCTAATGCTGACGTAGAATTAATGACATCTGCTGGAACTACTCTTAATCCCGAAAAACAATCTCCGTCAATGTTAAAATTAGAAATAGAAAGATTAACCAAATTATTTAGTCGAATGAAGGCCTCAATTAATAATAAATCTACTAATGATTATTTAGATACAGTCGATAACGCATTACAAACAACAAACGGTGCATATTCTGCATATAATTAATATGAAATTAACAAAACAACAAGTAGAAACAATTTTAAAAAATTCTCCATCTGGAACAACAAAAGAATCAATTTTAGATGGACTTATTACTCGTGGTTATGAGTTAGAAGGAGTGGATACAGAGTTAGCAAAAAAACAGATCGAAGCAAAAAAAGTATCTATTGATCCTAAAAAAGGAGAATCAAATAAGAGTCCATCATATTTCGAAAGAATAAAAAATACATATAATGAAATAACTTCTGGTTTAGTAAAAAATTTGACAAAAACTGGTAAGAATTATTTAGAGAATGCACAAAAGGGTAATATTGGTGAAGCTACAAAAGATCTACTAAGGGGAGGATTACGAACTGTTGGAGCTGTAGCAGAAAGTACCTTTACTCCAGTTACGGAGGCTCCTCTAATCAAAGAGTCCTTAGATTTTATTGGAAAAAAACTTGGAAATACCGAAATTGCAAAGACACTTGCACAAAAAATACAAGATAATCCTGAAAAAGCACAAGATATTATTGATATAGTTAATACTATAGCATTAAGTGGTGGCAAAATTATTGAAAAACCACTCGAAAAAGTGACAGAAAAAATAATCCCAAATATTGCTGAAAAAACTATATCAAAAACTGGAGAAGTTATTAAAAATACTGGAACGGATTTATATAAAATAAGTGTTCCAATGCAAGAAGCAACAAAAACTGCTGAAAAGGTATATTTAGCATCAAAACCGACATTAATAGAAAGAGTTAAGGAATTATTTACTGGAAATAAAAAGAAATTACTAAATAAACCAACGACAGAAGCTGAAACTGCCGCTAGAATTGGACTGGTTGGAACTGAAAAACAATTAGGGGTACAAGCGGAAAGAAATTTAAATAAATTATGGAATAATACTGTCAAACCAGCACTAGAAACATCTAAGAATAAAACAGATATGAAGATATTCTTAAAAGAAATAAAAGATGAAATTATTGCCAATAATCCAGTAGGAGTACGTAGAAACCAATTATTAAAATCCTATCAATCTTTTTCAGAACCGTTCAAAAAAGTTGGAAAAATATCTGATTCTAAATTACAAACATATAAAGAAGATTGGGCTAAATTTATACCAGAAGCAAGTAGGAAAGGTGTACCAATAGGTTCTACCTTAAAGGAAATACAAGATATTGCATCAAAAAAAGCAAGAACTATTTTATATAATTCTTTGGGTGGAGATGTAAAAACTGCATACTTAGATTATGGTAATTTGAAAAGCATTAGTAAGCTTTATGAAAAAGTACAAGATCCTCTTCGTTCTAAGGGAGCATTTAAACAAGGGTGGGAATTTATATTGGATACAGCACTAACTCCTATTGCTACAATAGGTGGACAAGTTCTATATAGAACAGGACAAGGAGTTGAATTTATAGGACAAAAGGGTGCCAAAAAAGTAGGAGATATTATTTCAAAATCATCAGGAGCAATAACTACTGGATCTCTTCAGTCTATTTTATCAGATATTAAAGAATAATATTAATAATATTCTTTAATATTAATCCAATAAAAAATAATATTAAAAATCCATATAACAAAATCTCTATAATCATATCTATACTATACCATATCTATATATTTAATCAATGAAAATTATCATCGCTAAAAATAAAATATCCACATCTCTAAAATCTAAACTCAAAGAAGTTACGGAGTGGTTTTCGCCTATATTTGACCTAGAATTTACCGAAGAAAAAATAAAGTTAGATATAACTTATGGAGGTTATTATTTCATTGATATAGACGGCAGTACAAAATATTTTCAAGCAGTAGATGAAACTTGGTATGACCAAAATATCAGTATTCCATATCAAAAACAAGGTTATGAGATATCTATTTTACTTTTAAAAAATAGTGATTGGAACGGCTCAATTTATGACAGTAATGGTAACTATGTATCTGGTAGAACTGTTGGTGGATTTGGGAATATGGAAAATGATTGTGGAATTGAAGAAGTCGCTTTGCCTTATGATACATCTGGTAATTATAATTTTAATGGTGTAGAATTAGAGGGTAATAAATTTGTATGGACTTTAATCCACGAGTTACTACATAGATTCTACGAGATGAAAGGGCTAACAGATAATACACATAAATATTTTTTATTTGGTACACCAGAGAAATGTTTAGAAGCTCTTAAACAACCAATTATGACAACTATATATAAACCAACAAATTTTAAAATAACAGAATTAGTACCTAAAGAAATCTACGAAAAGTATGGTGAGCAAGCATGGCAATTTATAGACTCTAGATTGCTCAAAAACCTCCAATTTATGCGTGAAAAACTCGGAAGGGCTATCTTAGTCAATAATTACTCTAAAGGGCTGGAAAACCGCTGTTTTGACCCAAAAAAAGCCTATGGAGGGTCAAGGGAGGGTTGTTCTCAACACACAATGGGTAGAGGAGTAGATGGTACCGTGTCAGGAATGACAACAGAACAAGTTCATACATGGATAAAAGAACATTATAAGGAATTTCCTGAACCATGTATTACTCTTGAAAATTTAGAAGATACTCCTACTTGGTTTCATATGGATGTTCGATATCGTGATTATGATGGTAGTATATTATTCGTAAGTGGTAATTAGTCACTATCACTATTATTAAAAAATATTATGAAAATATTAAAAGCAATTTGTTTAGGAATAAAGTTTTTAGTTAGTTGGGTTTGTAAAAGTAGTAAAAATCCATCAGCAATATCTCTTACTTTAAAAGCTGGAGCACCATTATTTATTTTAATGGGAGTAGATTCGGCTCTTATCGATAGTACAACAAATGGTATTGTTGAAACAATTGTAAATGTTGGAGAGTTAATCACTGGAGCAATAACTGTTTATGGTGTTGCTCGTAAGGTAATTATATCGATAGTTCAAATAGTTAAGATTGTTTCTTCTAAAATATTTGGAGAGTAATTTTAATGTGCTAGTATTTTATAGTAAACATAAAATACAAGGCTAGATTATATTGACCGATACAGTGGACAATATAGTGACCTATGCTGAAATGTAGAAGCCTCATCTGTTGAAACCCTAACGAAAGTTTACATAGAAGTAATTAGGACTATGGGGAAATAATTGCGGGATAGTGTAATGATGCACAGTTGTTTCATAAGCAACAAGCGAGGTTCGATTCCTCTAACCGCAACAAGTTTGTTCTTTTATACAGTGGTGTATTTTATTAGGGAGTGTGGGAGAAATCCTATGTAAAAGTTTCTACCTGCTAGCAAGGAATGAAGACCACTCTCTAATTAAATACATCACTAAATATTCATTCACATAAATTCTGTAAGAAATGTCACACAAGAGAAGTCGTCTAAAAAAGTTGGAAGAAAAAGAAATGAAGAAGTTAAAGGTTAAATCTAACCTAAACAAACATCATTTAATTTGTTCTTCCCGTGGTGGTTCAAGTCTTTCGGATAATATTGCTGTCATTGACAAAGATAAGCACCGAAACTTTCACCATTTATTTGATAACAAGTTGCCGTTTGAAATCTTAGATGAGTTAGTAAATTATTACTGGCACAGTAAAGATGGACAAACAGGCGAACGATTTATTGTTGAGTGGTTACGAAACTACTATATGAAAAATTAGTAGAAATTAGAAAGAGTGTAGAAATACACTCTTTTATTTATTTTTAATTTGATGTATAATTAAAATAATAATTGAGTTGTAGTAGGCACTTCGATAAAATTGTTCTTGGTTTTGACTCAACATAAATAATTAAATTACAAAGAGAAATTAAAACTTTTAACACAAAATCTCCCTACTCAAAAAACCTATATTTATATGGGTTTTTTGTTTATTTGCATAAAATTTTATTAGTAATATAATATATTTATATCCCTAAACTTGGAACGTAGGGGATTCAAAAAACAAATTTACTCGGAGCGTAGAAATGGTTTTAATAAAAGCGGACATTCCACACGCAATAAACAACACAGACTTACTCTTTAGTTATTTGTATGAAAGACTGGCACGACCAATATCGATCATTTTTTTTATGCGATATGTTGCCAGTTTTTCTGTTTATGGTATAATAAATTTATGGAAAAACTAACCCTTTCTAAACAATGTCAAAAATGTGGTAAATCAAATTGCGATATTTTATATTTTGATAAAATAAGAAAAGAATGGAATTGTAAAAACTGTACTGAATACTTAAAGAAAAAAGATAAATAGTTATCCCCTTGACTAGTTTTTTGTGGGTAGTATAATGTAATTAAGTGGTTAGTCGCCACGTTGAAATTATAAATAATTCTTACATATTGTCGCATCGTCTTATTTTTACTTGTAAGAGTTAGAATAAGATGAGCCGACAATAAAAATTTAATATGGTAAATAAAATACCAAACAAAGAAATGCGTATATGGTCTGAAAAGAATACAATTTGTATTCAAGTAAATCAGTTCTATACTTATTATGCACATTTAAAAAAACTAGGTAGTCCTAACGATACTTGGGATATTCCTAGTATGTATGGCTGGGTAAAACATTTAAAAGAAAAAAACTGGTTCAATCCTGATTTAGAGAGGTCGTTTATTGAACTTGCAGAAATAATGTTTTCTAATAGATAATTTTATGGAATGGTTTAAATTTTATGGTAAAGATTGGCTAACAGATATAAAAATATTAAATATGTCTATTGAAGATAGGTTATGTTATTTGACATTACTTTGTTTGGCTTCTGCTTCAGAAGAACAAGGTATTATAAAAAATTGCAAAGAGGAATCTGTTTTAAAATTAACTCAATTATATGAAGATCCATATGATAGTGATAATGAATGGACTAGAGCTAAAGGATTTTTAAAAAGATTAAATGATAACAAAATGATAACAATTGATAACAAACAAAATGTTACAGTTACTGCTTTTTTAAAGAGACAATCAATAAATTTAAGTGGTTATGAAAGAGTAAAAAGATATAGAGAAAAACAAAAAACTCTTATAAATAAAGGATTAAATAGAAATGATAACAATGATAACGTCAATGATAACACAATGATAACGCTAGATAAGATAAGAATAGATAAGAATAGAATAAATAACAGTGGTAATTTATTAACTAACATAGAATCAATTATGTATAACTATTGTGATATAGACGAAGATGGTAATCCTATCTTAAAAAAGAAAGGATTAAAAAGAATAAGTAAGGAAGAAAACACTGAACTTATTAAAGTAGGTTTACTTTGGAGAAAGATGTGTTCTAAGTATCTTGAAGTAAATGAAAGTGAAGTAGTAATGAAAAACATATACTATCCTATCCGTGCTTTATACGCTAGAGAAAAATTTAATAAAGAAGATTTTGAAAGATTGTTTAAATACTTCTTTAACGATAAAAATATAAAACAAGAAGATAAAATGGGATTTGATTTATGTATGTCAGAAAAATATGTTGCTAAATATAAAATTGCAAAAAGGTCGGCAGATAAACCAATCTCAAATGCTCAAATAGCAGAGAGTATAAGATTATGATTAAACAATTACCACAAGATATAGATTCTGAAAAGGCTGTATTAGGCTCAATAATACTTCGTCCTAAGGCACTCCTAGAAGTTTCAAGTATAATAAATACAGAATCATTTTATACAATAAAACACTCAAAGATATTTGAGACTATTTTAGATCTTCATAAAAAAGATATTCCAATAGATTTAATCTCACTTTCAAATGTTCTTAATAAATTAGATATCACAAGTTCCTATTTAACAGAATTATCAAGCTCAGTTCCATCTTCTACAAATGCTAAATTTTATGCTGAAAATATAGCCAAGGCAAAAACCCTAAGAGATGTTATAGAAATGGGAAGTAAAATATCAGAAGTGGGTTTTAGTAATGATTATGATAATATTTCTGTTATTTTGTCTAAGTTGCAAAAAGATTTAATTTTTAAGAGTTCAAAAAAGATAGATAATATAAACGAAACTATAAATGAATTTGATAGACGAACAGAAGAATATCAAGATAAGAAAGCAAAAGGAATAGATTTACTTGGTATTTCTTGTGGATATTCTAAACTTGATAAAATTATAGACGGATTAAGAAAAGGTCATTTATGGATTATCGGTGGGTATACAAATCTAGGTAAAACTTCGATGGCTTTAAATATTGTTGCTAATTTAATTAAACAAGGCAAAAGAGTTGTATATTATTCTTTAGAGATGACTGCTGTTGATACAATTTCACGTTTACTTGGAATTATGTGTGAAGAAAATGGATTAAGCATAATTAAAGGATATTCAAAGGATAAAGATAAAGTATTGGAATATAAACAAAAAATAATTGATAGTGGATTTTTAGTTAAAACTGGTATATCAGAATTATCTGAAATAATGATGTCTATGTATGAAGAAAATATAATAAATCCTGTAGATGTTTTTGTTGTTGACTATATCCAAAACATAAAAGTAAAAGGTGCTAAGTCAGAATATGAAACAATAACTACTTCATCTTTAGAACTTCAATTAAATGCTCAAAGACTTGATATTCCAGTTATTGCTTTGTCTCAAATATCAAATGATGGTGCTAAAAATAAAGATAGTCAAATGGTAATGAGCTTTAAAGGTTCTGGTGCGATAGGTTCTTCCGCAGACTTAGCTATTGAAATTAAACTAGGAGAAAATAGTAACGAAGAACGAATAAAAAAAATGCAGAATGGTGAAAAAGTTATGATGAAATGGGTTATTGAAAAAAATAGACATGGTACTGTTGGATTTATAGATGTTGAATTTGATGGAAAGACTGGAATATTTACTAATGATAGTTTAGATCAATTTTAATTATGAAAAAGAAACAATAAAGGTTATGAAAAAGGCGATAGATATAGGACATAAAATTATTATAAAAGAGATAGAAATAAATTATAATTTATGAAACCCACTGAACAAAAAATCTTAATGTGTATAGAACTAAACAACGAACTAAATAAATTCTTCACTAAAAAGAATTGGCTACATTTTAGTGATTTTGAAACTTTATCAAAGAGAGCAAAACATACAGTAGAGTATAATATTGCGTATAAATTAAAGAAAAAAAATATATGTCAAAATGGCGAAGAAATAAATCACTAACAAAAAGATGGCAAAAAAATCACTTGATAAAAAAGTATAATGGTATTTGTTATATTTGTAATGAAATTATTGCCAATAAAAAAGATGTGACTATTGATCATTATATACCATTTAGTAAAGGAGGTTTTGATGAATTAGATAATTACAGAATTGCTCATTTAAAATGTAATCAATTAAAAGCAGATATGACACCAAAAGAATTTGCAGAGTTTCAAAAAGGTGGAGAATTGTGCGAATAAAGTTATCCCCACCTAACCCCTTGCATTGTATTGCAGTATTGCGTATACTTTAATCAAGGAGGGAAGATGAGTGAGACAACGGCAATTTTAGTGCAAACGAGGTTGTGCGATAGTCTCACTCAGATAACTCCGAATTATTAGCTTTATGTTCTTAACCCAATTTATTTAGTCTGTATTCATTTCTACCCATAAAGCGGAAATGTGCGAACACTAAGTAAGTTGGATTAAGAAAAACTATATGGATAAATTAAGTACTAGGAAAGATTGGGAGTTAGGTGTCGCAATGTTAGCAATGGTCGTATTATTTTTTGTAGCAATTTTAAACTAATATGGAAAACACATTAAAATGTTTCTCAACTTGGGATAGTCATAATGTGTTTACAATAAGAATTAAAGGTAAGGGTGAATTTATTAAAAAAATAGTTTCTAATTTAGAGGAAGATTTCACAGCTCCTCACGAAGATGAAACAGAAAGTGAAATTACTAATTTAGACGAAGAATAATTTATGGAAAACTCAAAAGGAAAACAAAACGAAGTAATAACTGAAATAGACGGTATTAAATATGCCCTAGAAGATGTATTACTAGGAGTTCAAGTCTCATTAAAAAGATTAAGCGATTTAGAAAAAATTATTAGCGATAAGCAAGAAGATACCTTTTAACACTAAAAATCGCTCTAAGGTGGCAAAATGAGCGATGTAGAGGGTATTAAAAGCTAACTTAGATAAACAAATGGATAAACAAATAACAAAGACAAATAAGTTTCCAACACTAGAAGATTTATATTCTGATAAAGCTATAATTAATAAGCAAAATCAATTAAATATAATCTTAAACGCAGAACCTAAAAAAGAATGGGTAAGAGAACACCCATTTGTAAAAAATCTTAAATATCTTCCTATTGAAAGAGTTGAGTATCTCTTAACAATGATATTCACAAAATGGCGAGTGGAAATTAAAGAAATTAAGATTATCGCTAATAGTATTGTAACCACAGTTCGAGTTCATGTCCAAGACCCTATTACTGGCGAATGGGATTATCAAGACGGAGTTGGAGCTATGCCAATACAAATAGCAAAAGAAGCAGGAAGTGCTATTGCCTTTGAAAAAATGAACTCATCAGCAATTCAAATTGGATCGCCAGCTTCTGAAAGTTTTGCTATTAAAGACGCTTGTGAAAAATTTGGTCGCATATTTGGTAAAGACTTGAATAGAAAAGACAATGTAAACTACGATAGACTCTATCAGATGATAGGAATGAACGAAATAGTAAATAATCCAAGTCTAACCGAAGAAGTTAGAAAAGAAGTTGAGGATTGTGTAAACATTGAACAACTTAAAAAAGTAGAAGAAAAGTATAGTGGGTTAGGTAAGGACTTTATAAAACTGGTCGTAGAGCAAAAGAAGTTTATTGAGGAGGCGTAATTTATGATGAAAATACACCCATGTTTACAAAAATCTCCAGAATGGTATAAACTCCGAGAACAATACCCCTTAACAGCCTCAAACGCCCAAGCAATAGGTAATGGAGGTCAAGGATTAAAAACTCTCTGTCATAAAGTCCTTAGCGAAAAATATTCTAGAAATGACAAAGAGAAATACACTAACGAAGACTTAGAACGAGGTAATGAACTTGAACCACTAGCACGAGAACTTTATGAATTACGTACTAGTAACAAAGTTAAAAAAGTTGGGTTTGTAACTGATGACGAGATTTCAAAAGTAGGTGGAGCTAGCCCAGATGGAGACGTAGAAAATAGTGATGGGCTTATAGAAATAAAAGCGTTCGCAGATCAGAAACATTTTGATTTAATCTGTGAATTACACGAAAATGGAAGTTTTGAAGTAGAAACAAAATACTACTGGCAAATGCAACAACAAATGCTATTTACTGGTAAAAAATGGGTCGATTATTGTTTATTCAATCCTAATTATCCCGAATCGTTACTTATTCAAAGAGTGATGAGAGATGAAGAAAAAATCAAAGCAATTAGAGAGGGTCTAAAAACAGGAGAAGATTTATTAACTAAGATTGAAAATAGTTATAATAAATAATTTTATGAATATCCCTAACGAAACTCAAGAGGGAAAAGTCTTAAAAGTTTTAATGGATAATGAGGGTCAATGGGTGAATGGTCAACATTTTTGTCGTACAATGATGATTACCCAGTATCACAGAGCAATCCACAACCTAGAAAATAATTCAAAATGGATAAACAAATATTTAGGTTATAAAATTGAGCATTCTGATTTTGTAGATGAATTTGGTTTTAAAAGTTTTCGCATTATTAAAAAAGATAGTTTATTTTAGGAATTAACAACCTAACAACCTAACGCCTAATTTTAGGCACAGAATAAAGATATATGGAAAAAAGATTTAGATTTCTAAAATTATATAGTAAACATAGAGAAGGATATGAAATTGATTCTATTGTAACTTATAATAAAATTGAGTATTTAGCACAATATGGTAGATGTATTCAATATAAAATATATTTACATATAAATTTATGGTTTCTAATAATAGAACTTAATTGGCTAACTAAGATTAATTAAATTTATGTCCAACAAAGATACAGAGGTAAAGGAGAAGAAATGCTATTTTTGTCAATGTAAAAATCGTGCATTGTTTGAAAATAGATACGAAGAAAAATACTGTTGGAAACATTGGTGGATGATACGTCCAAAATACAGAAAGTTTAAGAAATTATTATTTTAACCCTCTATCATTCACGATAGGTAATCGGAGTAACTTATAAAGAATTAAAAATATGAGAGAAATAAAATTTAGAGCTTTGAACAAATGAAGAATTTGAAGCTTATGAAGATTATTTATCAAGATGAGACCAATATCTACAAGAGTAAAACAACAATTAGATAGTGAACCAGATATTTGTGCTTTACTAGATAAAAATTGTGTTGGAAGAATAACTAGAGAGCACACTTTGATTTATGCAAGTAAGCAAATAGATGAGGTCTGGGCAATCATAAAAATTTGTGCTTGGCATCATTCTGTAGACCAATTTCAAGATGGTGGAGGACTAAATAAAGAAAAAAATATTTGGGTCGCCTTAAACCGTGCTACTGATGAAGAATTATTAAAATACTCAAAAGCAATAAATTATATTGCAATGCGAGAAACCTTAAACAAAAAATATGGTAAGTACGACATCAAAAGGAAATTATTACAAGCGAAAAAGTAAAGAATATTACGAGAGTCTAGGATATTTTACACAACTAACTGAATTTGTAACTGCGATAAAAACTCCTAAGGGTATGTTTTATAGAAAAATAGATATTGTAGGCAGTGATGGATTATCTATGAATGGAAAAGAAATAATCTTTTGGAATAGTAAAGCCACCACAGAAGATAGAGAAGATGGAATTATAAAAATGAAATCAGAAGCAAAAAAAGAATTTGAAAAATATCCATTTCCTAAGTATGTAAAACGGCAAGCGATAATATGGTTACCAAGAAAAAAGCCAATTATATATGATTTTTAAAGGTTAAACTTATCCACAGTTTTATTTGCATTGTATTGCAGTATTGCGTATAATATAAACATTAGTAAATTAAATAAAAAATATATGACAAATTTAATACCAAGAACATATAGGCATGAACCTGAAACAGATAGAAAAATTAAGAAATTGAAAAAACATTTAAAAATTAGTGAAGCAAAAGTTATTAAGGTATCAGTAGATGAGAAATATGAAAAAACAGTCAATAGATAGAAATATCTATAATTCCATAAAATACTGGACTAAACTTACTCCTGAACATGCTATCGAAAAGATGAAAGAATACCTTGAAACAGTAAGGCCAGTAAGTAAGAGAACTAATCAACAATCAAAAGCCTTACATGTTGATTGTGAACTAATTGCAGAAAAATTAAATTTAGCAGGTAAAGATATGAGAATAGTTTTAAAACCTCAATACAGTATTCCTTGGACTAAAGACACAATAAAAGAATTTATGTATAAACCTTTCTTAAAAGCTCTTTATCATAAAGATAGTACAAAAGATTTAGAAAAATTTGGAGAAATAGAAAAATTACATGATGTGATAATGCATGAATTAGGGGAAAAACATGGAATTGAGTACCATTCTTTCCCACATGATCTAAAAAAACAAAAAGAATTTGAAGACTCATTCAACACAAAATTAGAATATCCAGTCGAGGATATTAAATTAAGTCAAGTAGGATTTTAATCTATGAATACAATTATAAAAAGGTGTTCTAAAAAAAGAAAATACATACGAAAACCTTTATGTGCTAACTTAAATGGAATCTGTGATTTCATGACTTGTCGCTGTGGATATGCTGATATATTAGATAAACGTGCTAAAAACTCTATTAGAAAAGGAATTGACGAAGATATGCCACATAGACAAAAAGTTATCAAGCGTAGAAGAGAAGTAGATTTAATTAAATTGGATAATGAAATAGTAATAGAACCTTCTCCTAGAATAGACTGGTGTGGGGCTTGTAAAAAAGAACACGGATACGACTGTCCCAAAGATACTCCTCGCTACAAAGGATATACTCCTCCTAAGAAGTTCAACTACTGGAAAATTCCCCTTATTATCGGTTTGTTTGGGTTAGTGTGCTTAGGTTATGTTTTTATTATTAGTTTAATTGATATATTTTAATTTATGGGACATAGATATGTAAGAACTGCCGAAACAAAGGCAAAACAAAAAGCAAGGTCAGAGTTTAATAAAGCAAATAAGAAACCAAAGAAAAAGCAATTTAGAACACCAGAAGAAAGAGCAAAAAAGAAAGCATTAAATAAGAAGTTAAATAGAAGTAATTAGTAACATAGCATGGTGTGGTTTGCACGGTGTGCTTAGGTCTATGCTACCTAATGGGAGCTTCCACTCTCGGAAATGGCTAAAATTTCCACGCTGTGCTAACCACATCATCAAGAACATTAAATATATGAAAGAAGAAGAAAATAAAAAAGAGTGCGAAAAGTGTAATGGAAGTTATAAATGTTCTAAACATTTTGAAAAACATCCCTGCTGTGGTAGTACTGATTATAATAGACATAATCATACTTGTATAAATAATGATTAAAAAATTATTAACTAACCCAGAGCCTTAAAGTTCTATAAAGAGATGATGAATGATAATACTTATGGTTGGATAATGTTTTTATCAGGTGTATTAAGTGGAATGTTGGTCGGATTTATATTAGTAATGTTATTTAGTTTATAAAGATATGGAAAAATCAAATACATTTAGATACAAAGGAGTAGAAGTTAATTTTAATGGATTTTATGAAGACAAATTTTGCTTTTATATAATCTGGTTAGGTCGTATGGTTATGGTTAAGAGTATTGAAGAATTAGAAAGTTATTTTAACCCCGATGGTAAATAGCCATCTAAGAAATATGGAAAAATCAAAAGGAATAGTAGAATATAGTGAAGACATACTCCCAACACAAAACGGAGAAAGTATAGTTGTTTATAGTATTGGATTAATAGCTTTAAGTGATAATTATATAGTTGAAAAATTAACTGGTAATGGAATTTATAAGATAACTAAAAAATAAATATATGAAAGAAGATAAAATAGTAATATCACAAGTAGTAAATGGTTTATATAATTTATTTTATATACTTCCATATCTAAGAATTACAAAAAATTGGTCGGTAAATTCATCTAGCCCTTATTATTATTTAGATATGGAATTATATGAAAGATAATAAGAACAAATTATTAATTTATTAAAATTAAAATTTATGGAAAAATCAAAAGAATGTCATCATAATAAAAACTTTCCTTGCCATAATTGTGTTAATGAATGGATGAAACAATCAATAACAGAGAGTGGAAAATGTCCTTGTGGCAAATGTGAAATATGTATATTAGAAATAAAACAATCTGCAATTAAAAAGATTGAAGAACTTACAGGAGAAAAAATAACAGAGAGTGAGGAATCTATAAAAGCTATCTGTAATGAATGCGGTAGAAGATTTCACACTTGGCTATCAGATAGTAATGAATGCCCAGAGTGCGAAGGACAAATGATGTTTTTTGATACTTTAGAACCCATTGAGGACTGGTGGCAAGAAGAATTTAATAGAGTATTCCATAATAATAGATTAGTCGCACCAGAGAATAAAAGTATATTAAGAAATTTTATCTCCTCCCTCCTCTCTTCTCAATCCTCCAAAATTAGACAGGAGATGGTAATGGAAATTGATAAATTGAAAAAAAATAATAATGATAGAGAATTATTGCGTGAATTACACAATGAAGGTTACAATACTGCAATTAAACATGCAATAAACATTATAAATAACACAAAAATATAACTATATGCAAACAGATAAAGAGATAAAGAAAGAGGAATGGAGTGAAAAAGATTATATAGATAATTTGTATTATCTTATTGGTAAAGAATTTTCTAAAAATCAATGGGTTTTATTATTAGGAATTATACAAGGAAAAATAAATCACGAGAAAGACATCCTCCAAGAAGAGTATAAGAAAGAATTGATTGAGAAGATAGAGAAATTAAGAGTAGAAGTTTTACCAACAGTAATAGAAAACATTGGTTACGAATGTGCATTAGATGAGATTATTAACATTATTAAACAATAGATATATGGAAAAAGAAATAAAAGAAATGGAAATTTATCCGTTACCAAATAATCGCAGTGATTTTATTCGTATAATGAATAAAATAAACAAAATTATAAAGGTCGTAAATAAAGCACACACTTGTGATTGTCATAGATGTCCAAGTGAAAAGTCCTCTCTCTAACTATAAACTTGTAGTAGAATAGAGGAAATAAATGTATGGAAGAAACAAAAAAAGATTTTATTATAAGAATTTTAACAGAACAACATAAGAATGAATTGGAAGGAAATGGTTATGATTTTTATTTTGTTTTAAGAACTGAATTAGATAAATTATTAACTAACCCTCTCATAGAGGAATCAGCTAGCTAAGCTACTGAAGTTATAAAAAATATGATTAAAGAAAAAAAACAAATTGAAGATGAGATTAAGAAATTAAGATTAAAACTTAATAAAGTTGAAGATGAGGAATTTAATAAAATACAAGTTCCGTATCTAAAATCATTAGTTGGAAAGTGTTTTATGTATAAAGATAATGGTTATGGTGGAGATAGTGGTAAGTGGAATGAATATAAAAAGATACTTGATATGTTTACTACTAAAAATGGTTCTATATGGCTAATTACAGAGAATTTTAGTATAGATTGTAATGGAAAAGTAACTATAACTACCGATTGGCATTATCCATATACGAATGAAGCGTGGAGATTAGTTCCTCCATTTTCAGGCTATATTAAAATAAGTAATAAAATCTATAACCAAGAGAAGAAAAAAGCATTAGAACAGATGTCTTCATATTCTAAAATTATCAAATATCTTAATAAAGATAAATAATTATCACCCATCCCTATCCCGTCCATAGGTATGTAAACAGAGATTAGGAAATAAGAGATTATGAACATCCAAGAATTTATAAAAGCAAAAATAAAAGAATTTGATAAACAATTTATAGTACATTGTAGTGATGGAGATATACTTGGAACAGATAAGTCCAACGAAGTAAGAAAAGCTAAACACTTCATCTCCCAATCCCTCCTAGAATACAATGAGAAGATTAAGGAGAAGATAGAAGAATTACTTGTTCCTGATGAAATTACTTCTGAATCAAATCCGCGTTGGGTTTATAATAAAGCAAAGAAAGATATAATAAACATTATAAATAACACCCCCTCCCTCTAACTATAAACTTGTAGTAGAATAGAGGAAATAAATGTATGGAAGAAGAAAAAATAAAACAAATTAGAATAGATAGCGGTTGGATTTATGCAACAGAAGAAAGTCCAATAAATTGCTTTACTGTTAACGGAGAAATGGCTTATGTATTTTGGTATAGACAAGGTAAAAAAGAATATAATGGAAAATATGTAATTGAATTAGAATATTATTAAACTAATACCTCTCATAGAGGAATCAGCTAGTTAAGCTACTGAAGTTATAAAAAATATGGAAGAAAACACAATAAAATTTAGTATAAAAGACCCTGATTATGTATGTCCTGAAAATCAGTTGAGTAACCCACCTAGTATAGAAGTATTAAGAATATCAAAAGAAGGGTTCTTTTATAAAGGTGAAAGAGTTGATGATATACACAATGTTTATGAAAGATTTAATGAATGGTTGAAATTATCAGAAAAGTAACCATCCCTATCTAGTCCATAGGTATGTAAACAGAGATTAGGAGAAAGTAGAGTGTTTATGGGGGAAGTTTTAAAAACAAACAGTATCGTGGTTGAATGATACAGACTAAGTAATATCTTATGCCTTAGGGTATCTGGTCATAATAACTGATATTGAGTAGAAATACTCGGCATGAACCACAGTATAGATGTACAGCCCTATACTTTCCCCACAAGCACTTTACTAAAATTATTAATTAACAGAGATTAGGAAATAAGAGATTATGAAGATACTTGATTATAAAAGAATGATAGAAGAAATAGATAAACTTACTAAAAGTGATTTTCTTTTTGATATGGATTTACACAATCTACCAAAATCTAAACCATATACCCAAGAAGAAGCCCAAGAAATGTGTAATATTTTAATGAAAATATATTCAATTGCTCACTGTAATACCTGCACAGCTTGTCAAAGTAAGTGGCTAAAAGCATCAAAATTAAAAGTCGTAAAATTTGGTCAACTAAAATTACCAAGTGGAATAATCCTTGAATAATTTAACCCCCCACACATTTAATCTAGCTATTAAAAATTATGGATAAATTTATAAACAAAGTAATACAAGGATAACTTGCATTAAATTAAACAAAATGATATAATGGTGGTATGAATAAAAAATATCAAACAATACAAATAAATAAGATACAGTGGAGAGAGCATAGATATATTATGGAAAAACATTTAGGTAGAAAATTACTTTCTTCTGAATTAGTCCACCATAAAAATGGTAACAGACAGGATAATAGACTTAATAATCTTGAAATAGTAAGCAGGTCAGAACACAAAAAATTACACCCAGAAATTGGAATAGAATATAGATTTAAACAAAAATACTTCACAGATAAAAAACTACTAGAAAAACTATATTTAGAGGAATTAAAATCAATTAGAGAAATATCAAAATTATTAAAAATACCACAAACAGCATTAAGAAGAATACAAATAAATTATGGAATTATTAGACCAACAACAAAATGTGAAGTGTGCGGACAAAAAGCAAACTACATTAAGCAAAGAAGATGTAAGAAATGCTATTTTAAAGAATGGTATAGACGGAATAAAGAATAGAGTAATATGTTCGGATTGCCTTGAAGTAATGAAAGATATACCTGATAAGAGTGTGGATATGATACTTTGTGATTTACCTTATGGAACTACTGCTTGTAAATGGGATACAATTATTCCTTTTGAACCGCTATGGGAACAATACAAGAGGATTATAAAAGACAATGGAGCAATAGTTTTAACAGCTTCACAACCCTTTACAAGTGCTTTGGTGATGAGTAATCCTGATATGTTTAAATATGAATGGATATGGGAGAAATCACATCCGACAGGTTTTGCTTCGTCTAAATATAATCCATTGAAATACCACGAAAGTATACTTGTCTTCGCAGATGGAAAAACTACATATAATCCCCAAATGACAAAAGGTATCCCAAATCATTCAATGGGTAAGATAGTAAATGGTGGAATTATAAAAAGTGAAAGCTCGGTAAACATAAAAGCAGTTCAGTCCCAACAAAGCGATAATAAATTCCCGAAATCAATTCAAAGGTTTTCAAATCCAAGATTTAAGGATATGCACCCAACCCAAAAACCAGTAGCCTTATTTGAATACCTTATAAAAACTTACACCAACGAAGGAGATTTAGTTTTAGATAACTGTGCTGGTTCAGGAACTACAGGAGTAGCCTGCAAAAATCTAAACCGAAACTACATTCTTATCGAAAAAGAACAAGAATACATAGACATTATAAATAAAAGATTAACCCCTAATCTAGCTATTAAATAAGGGGAAAGAAAGATTATCAACTAACGAGCAATCCCCTATAGCTCAATAAAAAATTAGGGGAAGAATATGAAGAAAAATAAAGAACAAATAATACAAATAGTGGTTCAGAATAATGATTTAGTTTATTTAACAGATAAAGGCAATGTTTATACAAAACAATGGGATGGTGTTACTTATGTTTGGATTCCACAAATAAATGGAAGTGGCTATAATTATCCAGCATATAAATATAAAAATATAACTCCAGAATTATTAACCCCCATAGAGTAGATAAATAACTGCTAATCATCTGCTAATTTAAAGAAATTAGAAGTTAGATAAGATTATATGTCAAAACAAATTTTAGTCACTTTAATATGTAAAAACTGTAACAAAGAATTTACTGTTCCTGAAAAAGAGATGCTTAGAGGTCGTAAATACTGTTCTGTTGAGTGCACTTATGAAGGTAGAGGGTGGAAAAAACTTGCAAACACAAAAATAAGGTAGTATAATTGAATTATATAAATAACAACTAATTCTATGGACGACATTTTAAAAATAATCCAAAGCGAACTCACTAATTACGAAAGCAAATCAGTAGAAATCTCAGAGGGAGTTCATCGTTCCGCATATAAAAGGCTAAAACGAATATCATTTTTTGAAAATAGAGGTGGTGAAGATGAAAAAATAAACGAATTAGGTCAATATCAATTTTGGCTTAATCCTATTAAAGTATACTTAGATTCAACAGTTAAAAATCTAAGAATAGACACTAAAAACTTTTTAGCCTATTCTTATGACCCAATAGGCGACTTTCCCGCTATTTTTACACTTAATATAGCAATGAAAAATGATTTACGAGATAATGGTAAAGACGAACAGCTTAAAGAAGATGTAGAATATTTTGCAGGTTGGGGTAATATTTTATGGGAAAAAACCGAAGATAGTTATGAACCTTGCGATTTAAAAAATACATTCATCATCAACCAAACCGCTAAAAGTGTGAATGACTCTCCGGTTATTAGCCGATACCAATTAACTCAATCTGAACTTATCTCTAAAAAAGACGTATGGGATAAGGATAAAATAGATAAAGTAATTGTAGATTGCAAAAACAAAACATTTTCTGCTACTAACAAAACTACTTCCGAAGATACGACTAACCCTATTTATGAGATTTATAAACGAGATGGAGAAATATCAGAGGAAGCATTGTTTAAAGCACAGGGTAAAAAAGGTGGAGATAAAAACAAATTTATTTTAGCAAGAGTTATTACTGCTGGTTTGGCTAAAGCCTCCACAAAAGATGCCTTAATTTTATTTGCTGAACCTTTTGGAAAAAAAATAATGTCTGATTATTATAAAGAAGCACATTTCGGTCCCTATCAAGGAACTTGGCTACGAGAGGGACTATACGAAACATTCTTTGATTATGTAGTAGCTATTCGTGATTTAGACAATGATATTCAAGAGGGCTTATCTTGGGCTTCTAGGGTAGTATTTAGATCCTCTGACAATAAAACATTCCAAAATATAAGAACGGACATAGAAAACGGAAGAGTTATTGAATCTGCTGATTTATCCCAAGTAGATGTTAGACTTCAAAATCTTGACCAACTTATCTCTCGTAGAAATAATTTACTTGAAGAAATGGATAAAGTGGCTCATTCTTTTGATATTATTCAAGGAGAATCAATGCCATCAGGAACACCATTTATCCTAGCAAACAAATTAAACGAAAACGCTGGAAAATACTTTATCTTTATAAGACAAAAACTAGACATAGCTTATACTCACATTTATGAAGAATGGCAATTACCTAGAATTATAAAAAACATTAAATTACAAGATATAATCCGAATAACTGGAGATGATAATTTAATAAAACAATTTAGAAAAATGGCGGTAGACTCGTGGTATGTGAATAATCTTGTTAAAATCGGTCCCCACACAACAGAAATGGCAGAACAGATTAAGGCTGAAAAACTTGCAGAATTAGAGCAATACGAACCTTTAATCAAGAATATGAAAGACATTTGGAATGATGTCTTAAAAAGAACTCATATCACGATTACAGGGGAAAATACAGACATTGCAGAGGCTCTCACAACCATAGGGAGTCTTGTCCAGTTTGAAACTGACCCACAAAGACGAGCATATCTTTTGGACAAGGTCTATGCTATAAAGGGAATAAATATGCCAGAATTTCCAGTCCAACCAACTCAACAAGAAGTTATTACTAAATAAATATCTAGTTTATAATTA